CCGAAACCTGTGAAACTTTCCCGGTGAATATAGCACCTATGTCCCCCTCATATCCTGCATTGAGGATAATCGGCATTCCTTTTTTGATGCTGTTGCGAGTGGCCGGAGATAGGTTGTAGGCTTCGATGGTCGCTGTTCCCAGTTTTTCGCTGTCCTCAAATGGCACCGTAAACTTGAAATAGAGATCATCCATGCCAAACCGCTTCGACCCTATTTGCAAGGTCGCTTGACGCTTCCAAAACTTCACGCTGCATTCCTTTCCCAGAGGTACAACCGAACTTCTTTGCCGAAATTTTCAAATGTGACCTCCGAAATATCGTCGCCGGTCAGGCACAGCGGCATAATGACCGGCACCGGGAAGCGCTCATCCTCCACGCTGTTGAACAGCGGTCGGCCATATCTCACAATATCACCGTACACCAGCACTTCACCTGTGCTGGCAATCGACAGATCTACCGTAAAGAAACCGCCTACCTCATTGTAGCGGATGCTGAATGCAAACGTCCTGTCGCCCAGCTTGACGGAGAACGTATAAGGCACCTTTGACGTGTCAACATCAATATAGCTGACCTCATTTCCGAGGTCGATGAGTTTCAACCCCTCCATAGCTTCACTCCTTTACGCGGCGCTGTAGGCCCTTGTCGTGCGGCCAGACGGCCCGCTGCTGCTTGCCGCCTTGTTCGCATAGCTGTTGACATAAGAGGAATACGCGCTGGAGGAAATAGTCTGGGACACCGTTGTATGCAGACCATCGGCCGTAGTCGATTTTGTCTGCGACTTGCTGACCTTTTTTGAAGCGTTGGCATCCTGTGCGGACATCATCTGCTCACCGCTTGCCACATACTCTGCGGATACCCGGTTGATGACCTTGAGGCTTACGGTGAACTTTGAGCCGTTTTTATTGTCAGCGCTTATGTCGGATTTGAACGAGGTTATAACGCAGTCAGAGATCCGGGTGCGCCCGGTATACTCAACCACATCTTTTTCTTTCCACATTCTTTCCAGAATATCGGACTGATCTTCGTCAAGAAAAACACCCGTAATGGAAAAGACCACCGGATCATTGATAACATGGTCGTTGATGTCGGAACCCTTTTCCACCGGGTTTGACGTAACCTTGCTGCTGCGCTGGACGCTTTCCGTTACGACTACGCCGGTCTTTTCAGCGTCAAGGCGGACCGTCCCGCACTTTTCGCCTGTAATGGTGTATGCCACAAAATCACCCCCTACTGTGCATACGCTCCCTGCAGGGTGCGCTCGTGATATTCTTCCTCTTTCTTCTCCTGCCAGAAATCTTCCATCGCCTGTTTTACCCGGCGGACGATTTCTTCAGCATCGGCTTTTGTGGTTTCCCCGCCCAGCGTGATGCTGATGGTCGGAGAGAAAGTAGAATGATCCTCATAGGTTACGCTGGAACTGCTGGTAGAGTTGTTGATAATTTCATCTGTCTTGTCGGCCGGGATAATTGCGGTGCCGGACGGCAGATATGCCATTTCGCCGCCGCGCTCATTGATGTGTGTCCAGCCGCCCTCAAAATCATCTGTGCCATCAGCATTGTGCGGAATGTTCGCACTGCTGCTCAGATTGATATTGATGCCGCTGACAGCATCAGCCGCAGACAAAATTTTCTGGATAGACCCGATGATGTTTTCTGCGCCCTCGGATGCCGCCTTTTCCATGCGGTCCCAAGCATTTTCTGCATCAAGGGTCATGCTCGCATAGGCAGTCTCTGCATCCTCTGCCATCTGCCCGTAATTCTCGTTGGAGATTTCGCGGGCAGCGGTTGCTGCCTCAGAAACAGCTTCCTGCGCTTGCTGGGAAGCCTGTGAAACGCTGGAGGAATACTCCGACGTGTCAACCGCCAGCGAGGTTTCCGTGCCAGCAGCACCGTCCAAATCGCTGACAGCGCCGGTTAGTTCCTGCACGGCATCGGTGCTGTCCTTTGCCCCGCCGAACAGCCCGCTGAACCAATCGACCACTGCACTCACGCCGCTGGTGAAAAATCCGAGCAAATCACTTACCCAGCCCACCACAACGCCGAGTGCATCGGCGATTACCCCCAGCACCGGCGAAATGTAGTCCAGCACCGGCACGACCACGCCGGACAGCACAGAACCCGCCGCTTCGATGAGCGGGGTCACCACCGGCAGGATATTTTCTACGATTTGCAGGCCGAGCCGAATTATCGGCTGTAGTGCCTGAATCACAACTTGCAAAATATCGGTCAGCGGCGGGATGATCGACCCGGCCAGCGTCGATACCAACGAGCCGAACACAGGGAGAATGTCCGTCAGGAGCGGCATAAACGCATCTGCGAGAGGGCCAACCATATCCGCCGCTGACCCAAGAGCCATACCGAGGACAGGGAGTAGATCCTCGGCCAGTTCTTGCAACACAGGCATCAGGGGCTGAACCACACGATAGTTCAGCTCATCGAAAATATCTCTTAAAGGCGGAAGCGCATTCGCCGCCAACTCGCTGATAATTCCAGCCAGCGGCGGCAAAATTTCCTGTGCCAGATCTCCGATGATGCTCAGGACTGGCCCAGCTGCATCAAACAGAGTTCCCAGCGTGGAAATCAGGGATGGAAGAATGCTCTGTGCCAGATTGGAAATGACCGGCGCCGCGGCGCTCATCCCATCTGCCAGAATTCCAACAAATTCAAGTAGTGTCGGCTCCAGTTCCGGCCATTCATCCAGAAAAACGCCGACCATATCTTCCAGCGCCGGGGAAAATTTTTCTCCGGCATCGGCCATGAAGTCAGCCATTTCGCCTTTCAGCGATTTGATGGAGTTCGTCAAACCGCCGGTCTGCTCGACCGCGGCTTTCTGAATGTCGCCGCTCTGCTCCAGTATGGCATTGAGCCTGACCTGAGCCATTGCGGCATCATCCAGAGCATCAATATTGGTGCCAAGCCCAAGAGCTGCGGCGCTGTTCTTCAAGGCCGTTTTGTCGAGGACAATCCCGTACTCATTCAGAGCATCGGTGCTGCCACCGATCGCGCTCTGGATGAGCGACAGCGCTTCCGAATCGTCCATGCTGAACGCATTACCAAAGTCATACGCCAGCGAGGTTGTCATTTCAGAGAGGTTTTCGGCCGCAGCAGCCGTAATGCCTAACTCGTTATACATGGCCTTGTTGGAGACCATGAAACTCTGGACTTCGGCAGTACTCCGATGCACTGCGTCAGCGTAGTTATCCGCCCATGCGGCCGCTTCCTCGGAAAAAGAGCGGCCAAATTTCTTTGAAGTGCTTTCGGCATCAGAGAATGCGCTCACCGCCGCCGCACCAAACTGCTTGAGCAGTTCGATGCCGCTTTTTATGGCTTCAAAGCCAACAAAAGCCTTGACCACCCCGGATATAGCTTCTTTGATTTGGTTGCCGGCATCTTCCCCGGTGGCACCCATTTCCGCAAGATGATCTCCGGCATCGTCCGCGCCGTCTGCGGTTTCATCCTCAGATTTCTTTGCCCGGCGAAGTGCGGACACCAGCCCACTGCGGATGATTTTAATGGGGTGCTGGAATGCCTTGCTGATGTTTTTCGCATTTCGGACCATGTTGTTGGCGAAAATTTCTGCCCGTTTCTTGGTAAAATCCATCGCCCCGGTCACGCCAGTCCGAAAAGACTTCGCAATGCTCTGGCCGGAATCAAGGCCATCGGCCATCGCACCCTTGAATGCGGCACCCATGTCCTGCGCCGACTCAGCCGTTTTTTTGATCTGCGCCCGAAAGCGCCCGGCGGCACCGCCGGAGTCATCCATTTCATCACGGAAACTCTCAGCGGCGGCTTCTGCGGCCTGAGCGGCTTCTTCCACCCACTCAAGCCCCTCTGCGGTCATGTTCCAATGACCCGCCGCCTTTTGGGCTGCATTGCCTGCTTCGGATGCACTGGAAGCCATATCATCCAGCCCACCCGAAGCATCACTGACAGCCCCGGTGAAGCGCTCGGCCGCTCCCTGCCCCATCTGGCAGGCAGAAACCGCAGATGCACCCATCTGCTGTGCTCCAACTTCAACCGCCCCAATATTTTCTTCGAGGGTTTCAACCTTTTCACCGAGGTTCTCAACAGAGGTTTCAGCATCAGCAGTATCAAAACCGATACCGTATTGCAGGTTGCGCGCATCATCCATGTGGTTTCACCTCCCGATGCGCAAAACAAAAAGCCGGCTCTTGAAAAGAGTTCGGCTTTCATTTTGGTTTTGCTTCTTCACGCCACTGTCCTACCCACAGGCGTTTGGCCTGACGGCACTCTTGGTACTCCGCCAGATCCATTTGACGCAGTTCTGTGTAGGTCACGCCATTGCCAGACCACACCATGCACCAAAAGCCCTTGTTGACTTTGGCTTTGTGGGCAGCGTTGGCAATGTCCAGTTCAGCTGCGAAGAAACTGTTCGATGGCAGCGATCAGCTTCTCGGCGGTCTTCAGGTCTTCGTTGTCGTCAAAGTACTCCATGCCATTTGCCTTGACCTCAGCGGGAGCCACGACGCAGTTCTTAAACATGCCGTCCATGTACTTTGTGCTCTTACGCTTGCCGCTGCCGGTGTTGCCGCACTCATCGTTGAAGTCGTAGTACCACGAGGGCGAAACGCTCTGGAGGGTGAATTTCTGCTCACCAATAGTGATTTCCTTAGTCTTAGCCATATATTTTCGGTAGCCCCTTTCAGATAAACTTTTTGGACGCTCCGGCCAGTTCGTTCCGGCCATAGCTTAACGATAATTCAGAGACGGCACAAAGATACTGACCGATTCAGAACCGATCTCCTTTGCACGGGTGATGTCAGGCGGTTTGATGACGCGGCAGCGTTCCTCTGCCACATTGACCGATGCCGAATCGTTGGCATCGACGATCATCACAGAGACTTCCTTACGCTTGAGCGCAAGGCTGCGGACATACGGCAGGCTGGACGAAGTACCCATCAGCGTAACAGTGATGGTGCCGCTCTCATTTGCATTTTCGTTGTATGCCACATCGCCCTTTACGCCGACCTGCGTAGTAACCGTATCTTCGTTGCGGGCAATCGTGATCATAGAGTCCGAAGCAAAGCCGGTAATGATCTTGCCGTTCATCACCAAGTTCACCTTTTTCGGGTCATAGGATGCAACTTCGATATTACTTGCCATGACAGCTTCCTCCTTTCTTAGCCATTCAGGGTGACGCGCAGGGTACCGTTGACCTTGACGCTGTGAACAGCGCCCTCCAGCTGGGCACTCCACTTGATGTCGGGCATCTGGCGGTTGCGGGCCTGCTCATCGGTCGCATCTGCCCGCTTGGGGATCACAACCGTGTACACACCGGTGTCATCCTCCGGGTCAGTTGCGATAATGTGCAGTTCCACAGCCCGGTTGAGTGCCGCGAACACGCCGGCCGCAACCAGCGCGAAACCGTCATCCGTGTAGGCGATCTTCTTGTTGGCAATGAAAATCTCATACAGATTTTCGCGGATCTGATAGGTGATGTAATCGGCACCCAGCACGTTGTCGATGAAATTCCCATCACCGCAGATGCCGTTCTTCATATACTCGTGCTTATACTCCGCCGTCATAAAATTGACGCGGTTCTCCTCCAGCAGGTCGCGCTCACTGTCGCGGAGGTCCGCAACGCTCACGTTGTCAGGCACTTTCCACTTCCATGTGACACTCTCCGGCCAGAACGGACCGACACTTCCGACCCATGCTGCATCCACCCACTCGGCCAGATTATCAGCATAGGTCACAACGCTGCGGCCATACTCGTTGACATATTCCTTGTCATTGGTCTGGCCAAAGTAGAACTTGCGGTGATCTTCCACACCGGCACCCAGCGCTGCTTCCGTGGGTTCCGTACTTTCCGCCCACTTGCACAGGGCAGTTACGCAGACCGGGTCGGTAACGTCGGTCAGGATGAAATACCAGTCATCGTTGTGGTCGCGCAGGTCTTCGATGGCAGCAATGAGGTTTTCGGCCTTAGTGGTATCCGCCTTGCCTACGGAAACCAACACAACAGCGCCGCTCAGACCCATATCCTCGAAGCAGTCTGCATCCTTATACAGGCTGATGCTCTCCGCATAGCCAGAAACGGCCGTGCGGGTGGTGCTGGTGTAGGTCACGGTATTATCGTCCACAGCAGCGGTGAACTTCACACCATCTTCCTCAAAGGACGTTCCTGCGAACAGCTTCGCCAGCCCGGTGCAGTCCACCGGCACTTCCTCGCCGGTCGTGATCTTCACCACAGCCTTGCCGCCGATTTTGGCATAGTAGGCGGTGCTGGCTTCCAGCGTTTCGGTCGGCATATTTTCGCCGAATGCAATTTCAATGCGGGACGCAGTGCCGCCCACATTCTGAGGATTTTCGATGCCAGCCACACGCACCTTGCGGATAAGCGTGTCTGCAAGGGTGTTATCCTGATTGAACATCTTGTCCGCCATGGCCGCGACCTTTTTCCTCGGAAATGCCGCCTTGAGCTTTTCAAGGTCATTGTACGTTGCCATGTCAGCTGCGCCCTCAGTTGAGAGTAGCAGGATGTCCAGCTTTTCCGCCGCCACGGTTTTTGCATCAAGCGCGGTAAAAACCTGAATATCTTTCATCCAATTCAGTCCTTTCCTTAAATTTTGATTTTTTCGATGGACGCGGTTTCGCGCTCATCGATGCGGGTATACCGAATCTGCACATCAAAGCCGACCCGCCGGGCGGCTTCGTCCACAAGAAGCGTTGTGCGGTCCTGTGCCTGGCCCACATCAACCACCGCCACGCCCAGTGCAAGGAAATCATCCTGCCCTGCGTGCTTAAAATAGCTGATAGCCTTATCAGCGACCGCCCACGCTTCATCTTCACCGTTCACCGCAGAACCATTCTCCGCAGTGCGGTTCTGGCTGCAAAAGGTGAATGAGAATGTAGCCGATGGCATTTCCATCCGAGAGATTTTCACACCCTCGGCAACATCGGCAATCTCATAGTCACCCATGCCGCCGTCCGGGATATACGGTGCAGTTACCGTATAGATGCAGAACGGCGGCTCAGCTTCCGGCTGAACCTGATTTGACAGAATGACCGGGCATCCAATGTAATCCCACAGGCTTGAGATCAGACGGTTCCGCAGTTCCCTGAAATTCATTTCGGGTTGCTCTCCCCTTTCTTCTCAACCATGTAGCGCTTCATCGAATGCACAGGGCCGTGGGTCAGCTCCTGCTTGACCGTATAGATCTGGCCGTCAAACCCATCCCGGAACTGAGCGCCCACCTGCAGGGTATGCCCATTCGTATAGACTTTCTGAGCATTGAGCGTATAGCTTCCGCTGTCAATGTACTGCAAATCTTCATTGTTCAGCGGCATCACAACGCCCTGAAACGCAGTTTCGACCGTTGTTCCCGGCTTCCACTGTCCGCCCTGCTCCTTATCATAGCCGCCGCCCTCGGTATGCACCTCGTACATACTGTGCAGCAGGCTTCGCGGAATCTGCGGCCCTTTCCATTTTCTCATAGATCAGATACCCTCCACGCTGTACGAAATGCTGTTGTACAGCCTCCCGGTATCAAACAGGGGCTGATACTGGGTGCTGGTCAACTGCGTTGTGGCAGACTTTGGCGGTGACAGCTTCGTGTTGAAGTAGTCGTGGGTCATTTCGACCGCCCACTTCCCGATATAGTCTGCCGCCTCCTGAGCCGTCCATTTTTTCAAAATGATGCCGTCCACAGCTTCTTTGCAGATATTTTCCAGCGTGGCCTTGCCGGTGTCGAAGCTCGCTCGGATGAAACTGCGTTCCGGGATGGTCACACTGTCCACCAGCATATACATCCACTCGTAGTCCTCATTCGGGCGCGGGTCTTCTTCGCCGCCGCTCGGATGCTTTTTTGCATCATGTTTTTCCTGCTTCTTCCTGCCGGGGGCTTTCTGGGGATGCTTTCTGTCGCGTACCAAAAAGCCATAGCCGGGAGAAATGGGAATAAACCGCAGGTCATTGAATTTGCGGGGACTGCCAGCATTCTTTGCTTCCATATTTAACGGAATAGCCAGATGCTTGACATTCTTCGCACTGATCGTCGCTCCATATTCATGCACACCGGCAATCATCAGGATGTCGCTTCCCGCGTCTCCCAGAATACCCACATGAATACTCACGCCTTGCAGCGCTGTCAGTTCCCGCTTGATGCGCTCCATATCTGCGCGAAATCCATCTTTAAGGATTTTCATGTTACCACCGCTGATACTTTGAAATCACGGACTGCCATGTTTCGCTGATATTCTTATCGAAAGTCCAGCTCACATCGGAGATAGAGAACGCCGACAGCCCGGCGGCATCATTTTCAATGATAGCCCACTGCTGGGCGATCATATACCAAACAATGGCTTCCAGATCTGCCGGGAGCGTGGCCGGATGGTCTTCTGTGGCATCTTTCGGCAGAATATACCCGGCCACATACTGCACCTCCAGATATTTTCTGGGGGCAATGTAGTCATAGGCCAGCCCGCCGATGTGCCCGCGGTATATCCATCCATCTTCACGGAACAGAACCCCAATCTCGCCGGTTTCGTTGAAATCGAAGTCCGTAATGGTTTCCCCGGTGAACGTGTCCGTGATACGTTCCACACTGACAATGGGATACTGCTCCAGCGACAACTGCTGCGTTCCAGTACCACAATATCTTTGCCGGTAGGTGCTTTTCCCCAGCTTTCTTCCCAGCTGAGTTTCCAGCCACGCAGATGCCGCATTGATAAGCTGCACAAGGGTTGCGTCCCGCTGTGCATCTTCTTCATCCGGGTCGATGCCGAGCGAGGTTTTCAGGGCATCCAGAGTGGTGAGGGCATTTTCTCTCAGTGTTACGGCCAACACGACACCTCCAAATAAAAGCCCTCTGACAGGCTTTTCCCATCAGAGGGGGAATTTACTGAGCGCCCTTTTCCGGGGCTTCCTGCGAAGCCGCAGGCGGGGTTGCGGCGGTCTTCCGCTCCTTTGCATGAACTGCTTTGTTCTCAGCAGGGCGCGGGGCGGACTTGGGCGGTTTGAACATTCTCGCCATCATGCAGCCCTCCATCAAATACTTTCCTTGACAGGGCAGTTGGTGGCATCACCCAGCGCCAGCGCACCAATGGTGCCGTTGGTGGCGGTGATCTTGACGCAGGACTTGCAGCCGATCAGGTCAATGTCGAGGTTCGCCACAGCCTGAGCTTCGGCTTCGTTCTCGATGACGGCCTCGCCATCCTCATTGACCGGGTTATCAACGAAGATGCGGCTGTCCTTGACCGGCTCATACGGACCGGCGGTGCTGTCGGCGGTTTCGACCTTGATGGTGGCCGTCTGGGATGCTTCCACAGTAACAGCCAGCACGGCGCTCTCATAGCCGGTGCGGTCAACCACATTGCCGCTGGCAAACGGCAGGACGGTGACGGTATCAAACAGTGCTCTTTTCATAGCAGTCTTCCTCCTCAGATAACCTTGATATTGTGGACGTAGGCGAAGCTCTCAACATGGCGCACGCCAATGTCATCGTACATCAGCGCGCGGGTGCCGGTCAGATTTTCCTCAAAGGCGTTGTGCTGGACACCGTTTTCATCCGTCCAAGTACCGTCCAGAGTGGTGTAGGTCTCCAGACCCATCTGATCGCCGATCATCAGGTCTGCCCAGTTGCCGAAGAACATTTCGGTGCAGCCGGTCTTGCTGTCGGTGGGGATCTGATTGGAAACCTTGTACGGCATGCCGAGGAAGTTACCAGCGTTCATCTCGTCGCGGTAGATGTAGTCGCCGGTGGTGGTCTTGATGTTCTTGAGATAGCCCTCCATAAAGGAGTTGAAAGCCCAGCCCAGAGCCTGATCGTCCACGTTCTTGCTCATAACCAGCGACTTCACATAGACCGGGAAATCGGCGGTCAGCTTGCCGTCTGCGGCATACTGGGCATCCATCTTCTTTGCGTCGATCTTCTCAACGCCGGGGGTGTTGGCAATGCCGGTGGGCTGGAACTCGCCGCCGGTGCCGTACAGAGCGCCCCAGTCAAGGCCGAGCTGCATACGGCGGGACAGATCAGCGGCGAACAGTTCATCGGCGCTGTACTTGGTGCTCATCAGCAGTTCGCGGGTCTGGGGCACAATGGCTTCCAGACGCTTTGCAGACAGGCGCAGATTGCCGAATGCAGGCTGGGTAGAAGCGATTTTTCGGCCCTCACCGCCCCACATAGCGCGGGTGCCGGAGGTCATGCGCGGGATGTTCAGGTTGCCGTTCTCCAGCGGAATGGTGCGTGCGCCCAGTTCCTTGATGACGGTCTTGCTGTACAGCAGTTCAATGACCTCATCCAGATAGACTTCCGGGATCAGGAAGCCACCAGCGGTCGGGTTGGTGGCAGACATGGCCTTGAACTCGCGGGCCATGGACATATCCTCGTAGTACTTCTTGGCGTAGAACTCAGCACGTTCCGGGTCATGCCGGCCGAAGACATCCAGACACTTGATGGCGCGGGCGAGATTCACCAGCGGGGGAACGCTCTTCTGCTGCTTCTTGGCAGAAGCGGTGCCGCCCATAAACAGGCTGGAGTACTTACGCTGGGCAGGAGCGGTGCCGGACTTCACCTGACGGCGGAATGCAGCGGACTTGCGGCGCTTGGCATCATCCTCAGAAGCGGCTTCGTCGTCATCCTTTTCATCAGAGTCAGCCTCATCGTCATCCTTGCCCTCAGGATCGGCTTCATCATCGTCCATACCCTCATCTGCGGTCATGGAATCGATGATCTCAGCGGCTTCCTGAATGACTTCATCAGCCGTCAGGTCGCCGACTTCCTCACCGGCATCCTTGCGGGACTTGCGCTTTTCGTTGGCATTGTCCACGGCCTGTTCGATAATATCGGCCATGTCCTCTGCGGTAATGCCATCCAGCGCGGCGGCAGTATCACTGCCATCATCGCCGGTATCGTCCTCCTCGCCCATAGCTTCCTTGACGGCGCCCTTGATGAGGTCTTTCAGCTCATCGGTGCCCACCTTCATAGACTTGATGGCGGCTGCGGACTTCTTTCTGTTCTTCAGACGCATTGATTTTTCCTCCTGTGTCAAAAAATAATTTCTACAGTTTTCTTCGGAGCGGATTTCCGTTCCACGGACTTGTGTGCGCTTACCGGGGGATGCCCCTTGCCGTTGTCACCCTGCGCTTCCGAAATGATCTTATCCAGCAGCTTTGTGGCGGCTTTCATGGACGTACAGGCATCCTTGAGGGACTTCATGCGGGAAGCAGAAATTTTGCGTCCGGCCTTTATCTCGGTAACGATGGCCTGCGCTTCCGCTTCGATGCGGGTCGCCGCATCATCCGATTTGTGGTCCGTAATGACTGCCTGTTCGTTCATGGCCCATGTGACAACGCTGATTTCCCAGAGTTTGACTTCGCGGAGGTGGCGGATGCCGTTCTCATCGTAGTCAAACACAACCGGGTCATAGCCGATGGAGAGTTCGCACAGAACGCCGTCATGGATCAGCGTCTTCACATCCCTGCCGAGAGTGGTATCACTGATCTTGGCGCTCATAAAAAGACCTTTTGCATCCTCGCGGAGTTCGGTGGGAATGCCGATCGGCAGCAGACTATCGTTATGCCCGGACAGGATTTTCACCCGGCCGATGCCCTCGGCGATGGTCTTCGTGAAGGCACCCGGCTCAATAATGTCGCCGCCGCTGTCGATATTGGAGAACACGGCTCCATAGCCGGAGAATGTACCCTCTTTATCGTCAAAGCCCTCCAGTTCAAACTCCACGGTTTTGTACTCGGTCTTTGCGCCCTTGTGCTTTACTCCCCGTGCAAGGGAGCGTTCCCATGCGCTTTTCCCCACGCGCTGGGAATAATAAGACGGCGATACCCGCAGATTTGCAACTGCCAGCTTCGCCGTCATTGTGGGGTCATCGTGTGTAACATCGACCGTTCCTGCCTTGGTACCGTGCCGGGCAAGCTCTGTGTTCATGCCGTTCAGCAGGTCTTCCAGCTGGAATGCTTCCTTTTTGAAGTCAATGCCGATGGTCTGTGCAGCACGAGCTGCATCTTCTCGCGTGAATACCACTCTCACGCCCTCCTTTATCTGTTGTAGGTGACGTAGCACCTGCATTTGATGGTTTCGCGTGCAGGCCCCTCCGGGTCGCAGGGATACCGCAGACCATTGGAGAACCGGGCATCGATCGGCACGGTCTCTCCGTCCATCTTGACATGGTTCGGACCGCCATTGGAACCATCACGAGGGTTCTTCTGCGGGCGGTGATGCCACGTCTTCGTGGTGGCGCCGCTTTTCTGCATCATGTCATAGTGGCCGGTCTCCAGCGTCATAACGGTTTCTTGGTCTGCAATGAGCCGCGCCCTGCTCCGGGTCTGGATCTCATACTCCTGCAAAATCTCATCCGCCATCTTTTCGCGGCCAATACCAGCTTCAATGCCGTTTGCCACGATGCGGGAGATATTTTCCTTGGTGGTCTGCGTCACACGACGGACGCGCTTCCCACCGTGGAGCTTTGCCTGACTGAGCAGTTCCGGGCGGTCAACACCGCGGATATTGTAGGCCTGTTTTGCAATCCGGGTACCCTCATCATAGGTCTGCTTCCAAAGCGGCTTGAAGATTTCTTCCATTGCCGTTTCTTCGGACGGCCAGTTGACAAGGCCACCAATGAACTGCTCCACAAGATTTTTCTGCTCCTGCTCACCGAGGGCAGACCATGCGGCGCTGTCTTCCACATGGTTTTCCGTGATGTAGGGCATCAGGACATCCCACACGCTCCAGTCTGCTTTCTCAGTGCCGCTCAGAGAGCCGGAGAGCCGTTTTTGCTGTTGCCGGAAGAACTTCATCGTGGCAACTTCAAACTTCGCTCTCTGGGCTTTCTGGGCGGCCGCCAGCAGATTGCCGATGTTCTGCACACGGGATTTTTCTTCATGCTCCCGGCGGTCACTCATAGACAGCATCCCGCCGGTATCTTCATCATCCGTGACTTCGACTTCATCTGTGCTTTCCTGCATCAGGTCGGTCGTCACCTCCGCCGGGTCATCGTTGGAGCCGATGAACATATCGGAAATGGTGATCTTGAAACAGTCACCGCCGGTCTTGCAGGGTTCCATGCCCAGCAGTTCGCGTGCTTCATCCTTGGTCAAAAGCCCGGCATTCCAGCCGTCAATGCCTTTGGCCTTGTCAAACTCCTGCGAGCGCGGAACCACATCATCAAAATGCCAGACAAGATCATTGCCATAGAACGGCAAAATCTGTGTATTGATGGCTTCTTCCCTGCGGTTGAGCCGTGGCATGATGACGTTCTGGGCGTAGATGTACTGAGCCGCTTCGCTCGTGGCTCTGTTGCTGCTCTCCGTGATGCCCATGATTTCACGCGGAACACCAAAATGCTCAAGCACGGCATCCCGGAGGAACCTTCGCCCCTCCGTCATATCCATGTCGCGCATGTTCTCGGCCAGCTTCGTCACGGTCACGTTGCCGTCCACCGTGGCAATGCCGTGGGAGTTGAACGGCCCCCGGAAGCGCTCATTCCATTCAGATCTGAAACGGTCACGCTGATCCTTACTGCTTCCCGGCATCGAGATCAGCGTGGTCGGAGTGGCATCGTTGTAGAAGAACTTCTTCTGGAATTTTGCCGCGTACTCGTCCGTCTCGATCTCATCTGCAAGGGACTCTGCCGCACCGAGACCTCTTTTGTAGGGGTCAAGCGGGTTCAGTTCTTTCATGCAGAAAATATCGTCCACCGGGATTTGCCGGATGAGTCCGCCGGTCGTTCTGATTTCATAGTAGGGGTAGCCCACATAGGGGGTCTGCTGCACCCAATGTGTAGGGAGCGGCCACAGCTCCACCGGACGACCGAGAGCATCAAATTCATAGACGAAGTAGCCCTCGCCCTTGAGTTCCAGATAGATCTGCTGCAACCGCCAGCACGCACCCGAAGTCATTTCATAGAGGGGGTTCGGATGCGCCATGAAATTCAAAAAGGGATGGTCCGTGATTTCCACTTCTTCCCCGTTTTCATCCTTGCGGTACAGCTTACCGGCACAGGTGGACAGGTCGGAAGCAATGCGATCCACAACCGCCAAACGCGGGTTGCGGCCAAACATTTCCAGCCAGTCCCGCGTATTGCGCTCAGGCGGCGTAGTGTACCGGGGCAGCATAACGCTGACGTTCCCGCCATTGTACTGCCGCCCAACGGCATTGCGCCGTCCGAATCCAAATACTGCCATGTTTCTGTTGTTTCCTCCTATCCGATTTCCCATGTGTAGGTGACGGGCTGATACAGGGACAGCGCCACGGCATCCGCCCGGTCAGGGCTGGGCAGGCCGCGCCGCTTCATAATGTCCTTGCTCTCCAACTTCAGCTTCGGCGGTGTTCCGGCAAAAGCGTACTTTCGTGTGGAAAGCTGGGCGATCAGTTCTGTATCATTGGGCAGGTGCAGCCGCCCGCTCTGTGCCATGTCACGAACCAGTGACCACATCCATGTGGATATGTCGGCATAGTTGGCAGCGGCATCCTCCTGCGGCACGGATGCCCCGAAGTTCACCGGGATAACCTCAAGCTGGTTCAGCCCTCTGGCTTCCCTTTCATGGCGCAGAATATCGGTCACGCCGCCGCCCAGACCGGTATCATCAATGATGGCATAGACCATGCCGGGGTACTGCGGGTACTTCTCCAGCAGGAAAAGATACTCAAAGATGATGTCCTCTGCCGTTGCCCACAGATCTTGTCCGTTCCGAATTTTCAGTTCCTGAACGTCAGCATCTATGTTGGGGGCAATGACGGTGCAGTCATCACCAAAGCGGGCAACGTCACAGCCGATGGAGAGTCGCACCGGGTTGTCATGCGGAAGCGGCTCATTCATGGTGGCCTTTTCCGCAATGTAGCTGGGTATGAACACATCACTGTCCGCGACCGGCGGCAGGCCATCCACACGGACGCGCACCACATTGGAATTTTTGCCGTACTTCTTTTCGAGGGCAGCTATGTTTTCCTTGCTGGTGCGGGGGCTGTCCCGGCTTGATACCGTCATGCAGTACCAGTCCATGCCGTCCCCTTGGAAGCTCTCAGCAAAGCCGCCGGTCGCCTTTGTGGGATTCCCGCAGTAGAGAAGCCTGTTGTTGGCACCGGTCAGGGTGCCGCCGATGGCATCAAGGATGGGGTCAGCAACACCGGATGCTTCGTCCACCACGAAAAGCATATTGTCTTCGTGGAAGCCCTGCAGGGACTCAGGCTTTGTGGCTGTACGCGGGACGGCAAACCAGCGGCGGTCATAGCCGTTCATGTACACGCGGGTCTTCGTCCATGTGAACATCATTTGAAGCACCGGGCTTGCGTCCAGCCACTTTGCCATTTCTGCCCACAGGACGTTGTCCAACTGTTGCATCGTGGGTGCGGTGCAGACGATGCGCGGGTAGGAAAAACAGGCAATGAACCACCACATAAGATTGGCTTCCAATGCTGTTTTGCCCACGCCCTGCCCGGAACGGATGGCAACACGCCGATGCTGTGATACCGCCACAGCCGCTTCCCGCTGCCATGGATCCGGCTCAAAGTGAGTCACTTCCTTGAAAAACAGGAGCGGGTCTTTGCGGTACCGCGGTATTCTTCTTTGGAAAAACTCACGGCGCGTCATCGTCCATCTCCTCTGCGGCCTGAATGGCTGCTACCCAGTCGTCAACCAGTTCGCTCTTTCCGCCGCCGCTCATATTGCGCAGTTCAGCCAGCTGTTTGATGCACTGGGCTTTCTGCCGCTGCACATCGGTCAGGAGCTTGTTCAAGCGCTCTATGATGAGGTAGGACGCTTCTAGAGTGGAATTTGTCAGGGTTTCATTGCCCGGCAAACGCTCCCCGGCGGCTACTTTGGCATCAATGGCTTCCACATAGGACTGCAAATCGTTCTTTTCCTTTTCAGTGTCACCATCCAGCCGCTTGAAATTCCTGCTTCTCTTGGATGTGGTCTGCGTCTGAACATAGGCTCCCTCTTGAGAATAGTGGGAGATACGTTCCAGCAGATAGCCCTCGCGGGCGGTCAGCAATTTCAGCTCATTTATGAGCAGTTCTTCTGCATCCACATCTTCGTCACAGGCATCCAACAGCTGACGGTGTTCCTCTGTCCAGCTTCGGAACATCAGTTCAGACCACCCGCCATGCTTGACGGCGTTTCGGTTACCCTTGGGCGCACCTGCTCCAACGGCATTGACATTACCCGGCGGCGCGCCCTGTTTTGGTCTTGTTTCAGGGTCAGGTGCGGTGGGTGCATCCTCTGGGTGCAGGGTGCGTTTTGCGGGTGCATCTGCACCCTGCGTCCAGTAGCGCTTGCGCCATGACTTTACTGTGTTGATAGACACATCCAACTTCTTGGAAATCTCGGTGCAGGACAGCCCTTTTTTATACAGGGTGTAGCCTTTATCCCGCTTGTCCATCTACATAGTCACCATCCTCCTTTGTTTGTTTCTGCTCAAACTGGCAGGCGGAACACAGAGCGCACGCTACACGATGCCGTCAGCGGCGGTCTGCATTTCTTGTGAAGAAATAGAAAAAGGGAGTATCCAACAGCGCCAGACAGGCTTTCAGAAGATACTGCCCGATGATGATACCGATAAGCTGCATCCGGCCCTCGTGGGTATGCACCCAGCCCAGACCGAAGCCGAAGCTGATGACCGCATAGATCACCGTGTCCCAGATCTGGCTCGTGATGGTGCTGCCGTTATTCCAGAGCCAGCGGCCACCCTTGGTGCTGCCATGCTTGGCAATGTAGCGGTCACGGATTGCATGGAATACGGCCACGTCCCACGACTGGGAAACGAGGTATGCGGACAGACTGCCGATGACAAAAATCCAGTTCTGCCCCAGCAGGGTTTGATAGGCATTGTCCATGACAACATCCGTCGCAGGGAAAACGCCGGTGAGCATAATGCAGGCGGTGGCAAAAATCTGGCCGATAAAGCCATACTTCACCACGCGCTGGGCCGTGGCCTTGCCCCAGATCTCGCCGATGATGTCTGTGCAGAGGAATGTGACGGCATAGGTGATGGCGCCGCCGCTCAAGGCCAGCTCGATGGGGCCGATATGCAAGCCGGTGGTAATGGTTCGTGCGCCGGTCACATTGGCAATGACGATGCTGATTGCAAACAACGTAATCAGGATCACCAAATTCTCGTTTGTCTTTTTCATTTTTGCTCCTATTCTTGTGAGCCTGCGGCTCGTGTATATTTCTGTTTGCAGATGGTGGCGCACAGGCTGGCTCTCGCTCCATAGAGAAGCGTTTTATCTGTCAGCTCCAGCCCCCTGCCCTCTGTAATGGTCCTCACCGCGGATAGCCGCTGTTCTATGAGGTCTTTCCGGAACTGATTGATATGTGCCTTTTGGTTTCCATCATCGAACCAGCCGTATTTAACCCCGGATAGCCAGCTGGTGCTGTCTGCGGAGGTACAGAAGCTGTTCTGTGCGATCATCTTCACATCGGTGCATCCCAAAAGGTGGATGTCGATCTCAGGTTTGCGGTTTTTGATGTAGTGGGTCAGATAGCGGGTGTCCTCCCGGAACGTCTTCGGCTTGATGATGCGCAGCTCCGGGATGCTCAGGGCTATGTAGTCGCTGAAATCTATCATGCTGTCCAGTCCCCGCATCCCATCCTCAAAATGGAATACGTTGATTTGGGGGTTATCCAGCAGCTTCTTCATCCGCTCCCGGAAGTACCACGCTTCCCTCACGCCCAGCACTTTCTGGCAGTCCAGCTCGACACAGGTGCATCGGAGATTGTTCTGCTGCACGAATGCTATGAGCTTGTCCTGCCACTCGGTCAGGCTTTCCAACGTCTGTGTCTGCCCTTTCCCGGCACCAAACATCAGCGTGAACAGGCCACTATCCTGTATCACATGGCGGTTGACTGTATCCTGCACACGGATTACATGGTCCGCCGGGAGCCGGAAATCATCATCCGGGCGGCACTTGAGAATGTACTTGTAACAGGAAAACAGCCGGTATTTGGTTTGTGCTGCCAGCAGAGCGGCGTAGAATATTTCTCCGCCGTCGCTCCCGGCAAAATGCACTTTGATGTTGTTATCGAACAACTCGCGCACCCCCAAACCCATCTTCAAGGACAGTGCAGGATGTGGAGTTTTCAAACTGGTTCAAGATTTCAGCGGCGATGTCCTCACAGGAGCGCCGCCCAAAATGACAAGCGCCATCCTCATCCCCATACTTGGAGAGAAGATAGCGCTTGATTGCATTCTGTTGGCTGATGATTTCTATTTCACGGTTTGCATTGCGAACTGGAAACTCTGCCGTAATAAAAAAGATATGACGGTGCGAGTTTTTGAGATATGCGAGTTCTCCATCAGCCTCCGGCCAGCAGTGAAAGCCCTCCATCTGAAGTGCGCATATCACATACTGTGTCATGCCGCATCCTCCAGACGGTACGCAAAGCCCATGTCCTTGAGAACGTCCACGAGGGTGGTTGCATCCTGTTCAGACAAATTAGGCACAATGACGGTCTTTTTCCCGCCGGGCTGGACTGCCTGCACCTCATGGAGTGCGGGTGCAGCGTTTGGGTGCATCTCTGCATCCTGTGCCGGGGCTTCCGGTGCAGGGGCGGCAGCGGGTTCCTCGGCCTTGGGCTTTGCCTGAACCCCGGAATCAAAGAAATTATTGATATAGGGTTCAGAGCCGGGTAGTTCGTACTCGTGACCGCTCTCCGCAAAGGATGCAACCAGTGCGTCAACCTCATGCTGGTCGAAGCCTGTCACCTCAACATCGAAGCCGGCAGAAAGATCCTGCAGGACGGCAGACAGCTTTTCATTGTCCCACTGGCCGCTGATTTTGTTCAGCGCCAGATTCAGGGCCTTTTCATCCTCAAGGGACAGCTGCACCACACTGACATCCACTTCCACCGCGCCGGTGGCCGCCAGCACTTTCAAGCGCTGGTGGCCACCAATCACGTTGCCAGTCTTCTCATTCCAAATGATAGGCTCAACACAGCCGTACTTTTCGATTGACCGGGCAATCTTCTGATATTCCGGGTCGCCGGGCTGCAAATCCTTTCTCGGATTGTAGGGTGCTGCATTGAGCAGGCTGATAGGTACTTTTCTGATTTCCATGAATTGCTCCTTATGATGACCTGCTTCCAGACAGCCCCGGCGGCGAACCGGGGATGACTGGAAGCACGATTTCCCGCGCAAAGGAGCAACGCGGGGCGGAAAAATCCTCCTTTCCATAAAAATGGCGGCGCACATCAGATGATCTGCACCGCCCGGCTTTGTTTAGGATTTTGTAGCATAATAATACCATGCCTTGCGCCTTGCGTCATCAGAAAGCATTGGAAAGCATCAGTACCGATTGGAAGCCGTTGGAACACATCAGAAACCATTGGAAGTCATCTGACAAACTACATTTTCTGCTCATGGTTGGCAGGCAAAAGAAAAAGGCCGCCGAATCAGCATTTTCATACTGAAACAGCGGCCTTTTGAATTTAATTCAGGCTATCTTTTTGAGGTAATTATATGCCATCTTGCACACTCCGGCTTCGGTATAGTACCGTCCGAGTGTTCCTGCAATCTCTGCCCATGAGCGGCACCGCACGAAACGGAGCCTGAAAATCAGGCGCATCCGTGGGTCTGAAATCGACACGCAGAATTCTTCTATTTCTGGAAGTACCCTCTCGGCTTCGGCTTCAAGCTCTTTGATGCCGGCATCCAAGTCTGCCAGGTCTGCGGCCAGATCACCAACTTTGTCACGAACACCGGGAGTATGGGGCATTCCTGACAGTGACGGGGATGCTGGCCCAATCTTCTGGCACATGTTCTCGTAGATTTCTTTGTCCTCATCAATCTGCTTGCGAAGCGTTAAGTATCTGGACAGCTCTTGCACCGTCATACCTGACCTCCAGTAATATGTGCGCGGCCTCCAATTTGTAGAGGTGCTACCTAATTATTTTAGCACATTTTACGGCAAAAATACAGGTCTTGCGGTCGGATTATTTACGAATGAACGGGCAATCCACGCCCAGCCAGATAGGCGGCTGTCCATTGCCGATCACCGAGAACCACAGCCGCCCGGTCAGCAGGAGCTTGATGCGCTCCCATAATGTAAGATGCCAGCAGGAGATCACCTGTCCCTCGCCCCGGAAAGCCGGAAGCGCGTCGCACTTGTCTTCCATGCCCTCCGGCGGGTTATAGGTGATGTTCTGCTCACGGAACGGAATAGGAGTCATGCGCTTTCCTTTCTGGCGCGGATCGTCACGCCCTTGGGGGAGATCGTCACGACCGCATTCAGCGCCCGCGCCGCATCCACCATTGTGTCCAGCCGAGGGTTGCCGTAGAGTTCCCGGTAGCCCATCAGGTTCCGCGCAGTATGCGGGGACAGTCCTGACTGCCGGCTAAACTCGCTGAGGGTCATCCCCCGGAGCTTGCGAATCTCATTCAGTGTCATCATCGGCCCTCCTAAGCGCCACGCTTTCTTCTTTCAGCCAGTCCTTGATGCAATGGAAGCAATGTTCCCTGCTTCTACAACGGCTCGTCTGCTTCCGCTGGACGAATTCACAGAGCAACTGGGTGAAGTTCTCCCGGATGTCTGCATCCGACATGGAGCGGATAAAGTCACCGTTGGTCATTTCTGCGGTTCCTCCATCAGCTCCATCAGTCGTTTTTTGGCGCGGGTCAGCACATCGATCTGCCGCCGGGCTTTCTTCTGTGCTGCCGGCATGGCCGCTTTCAGCGCCGGGGAGATTGCATTGAACACGTCACCCGCATACCCCGGCATATTGGCGGTGCGCTCTGCATCGGAGATCAGCTCCTGCAAATCAGTGAGGAGCTGGACATCTTTTTGAAAATTTGACATCAGGCATCCCCCCTTATACATTCTGAAAGCGGTTGAAGCACTGGACATTGTCACAGAAGCGCTCTGTTCCAATGATTTTCAGCGGCTTCCCACAGTATGCGCAATAGGTCGGACTCAGCTTCACGCTTATCGACCGCGGCGTTTCAGGTTCACTTTTCGTCCCACCATGCTGCATCAGGTTGATGCCGCACATGATGGAGCCGGGTTCAACTGCTTCCCAGCAGTAGGCCCGCGCCTTGCATACAGAACAATCTCTCATATTGCCATCACCCCACTTAAATCAAGAATGCAGGGATGAGAAGAAACCAGAGGTATCTCCCATCCCTTGTCACATAGACAGAAATGGAGATTGCAACGCACACAGCAATCCACTTTATGACATCGGTAATCTGAATCCACTTCATTCCGAACGCCCCCTTTCTTCCACATAGCACCAACTCTGCGGCGCTTCATACAGGATGCAGCCATCGATTGCACAGGTAGGTGGATCCATGTAGCTTCCGGATGGTTGATAGTTCTCGCAGTCTGCGTTGCCACAAACGCCGGTCCCGTTCATGCCACAGAAACCGTGACGGGAAAAATCCTCCAGCTTGAGCGGTTCTTCGTAGAGCTTCAGCTGAGAGATTTGCCAGCCATATACCGGCTCACCCTGCGCGTACTTTACGATTTCATCAAGGGTCAGGCAGCTTTCGTACAGCGCCGGGAAACGCTTGATGCTGATGCCCTTGCCGATCGGCCTGAACACATCAAAGCCGGTGCAGACGAACTCACCGAAAACAAGGCCGCTCCCACGACCGCCATCTACGGTCTCATAGATATAAACCTTGAACGGTAATTCCAGCTTCGGGCAGGTCTTGCGGACCTCAACCGTCTTGCGCCCCCGCCGGATCAGGTCGCACCACTTGGGCTTGATGCTGATAAGGACAGCTTTACTCATTCCTGTTTCTCCTTTTCTTGCGTTTCTTTCATGCCCAGAAAATCGCTCATCCCATAGCTCCCATCTTTGCAGGCGTGAGTAGCAAACTGCATCGGGGCATTCGGCGATTCAAACTGTGGGGAATAACCCGAAGAATCAATAACCGTGTACATGGTGGCCTTTGATGCAGTATCCTTGTTGGCTGTTCCAGCGTTGGAAAACACCTCTCCGCAGAGACGGCATTTGTATGTTGCCATGTAAATTTTCGTCAATTTATCCATGCTGTTTTACCCCTGTTAGATTAAGATGAAACATATCTGTCTGTGACGTATACTCCTGAAAACGCCTTTCCTGCCGGGCATAGTATTCAGCGGAAATCTCAAAAGCGGTAAACTCCAGACCGGCACTGTAAGCGGCTATCCTGCTGCTTCCACTTCCCAGATGAGTGTCCAGCACTCGGTCCCCGGGAGACGTATAGTTTTGAAAAATCCAGTCATACAACGCCACCGGCTTTTGTGTCGGATGGATGCGCACCTCATTCAATTTTTTGTTTCCCTGCATGATATGGCCCTCTTTGATGCTTTTGCCCTGCATCATGCCAGACCACATATACCGAAACAGGCGCACGGTGGTGAACAGATCTGTTGCCGCCAGCTCACAATCTGAAAAGCTGGTAGCCTGATTGCACTTATCCCACACAATCCTACCGGGTGCAAATTCGTAGGCAAAATAGTTGCATCCCCAAACGATATAGTGTTCTGACACCCGCCGAAGTTCATCAAAGTACGCCCGACCCGGTACCTCCCATGCCGGGGATACCGGGTAATCGCGGTGTACTCCGATTTTGCTCACCTTTGAGCCATAATAGCCCCGGCGTTCTGGCCCCCTAAAATACGGTGGGTCAACCACGGCCAGATTGAAATATTTATCCGGGAATTGTGCCATTCCATCCATACAGTCCAAACAATGGCAGCTTCCTGCCAATGGAATGTTGGCATCATTCATGGTACATACGCTTGTTGCGGTCCCACTTCATCGTGACCGGGTTCCCACACTTGCAGGGCACCGTGATTTCGGGGTCTTCCAGATTGGTGCGGCCGCGGGCTTCAAAGTCACAGCAGGGGCAGGTGAACTCATACCGTGTCAGGTTGTCCAGCTGAACTTCCCCGCCGCAACGGCAGGTCACACTGGCGCTGGGTTCCCGCAGGAACCGGCCAAACACATCCCCGCATTTCGGGCAGCGCAGGCGCAGGACACCGTAGGCCGTGCCTTTGGGGATTTCTTTCCGCTGGACGCGCTTAGGCTCAGCCCCCGCAGGGGGGCTTGCCTTTGCCTTTTCCGGGATGCCGCCGGTCAGCGCGCAGGCGGCAGCATTGGCGCTGACCTCCCGCAATGCCCGGCTCAGGTCAGATTTGATGCTGTGGATCTCCGCCGCATCAGGTGCGGCCTTGAGTTCCTCGTGACGCAGGCAAAAAGTAATCAGGCTCAGCTTCACAGCGCTCTGCTCCAGACGCTCCAGTGCAGAAACAGGGATAGCCCCCATAGTTTTCTCATTCATCGTTTTCAGTCCTTTCTTCATTTTTCTTGCAGTCCTGAACGGCATTGCAAGGTTCACCACAGGCTTTGCAGCACTTATCACAGTTCGGGTGTGCCGCCTTGCAGTAGTCGCACTCCGACCACTTCTTTTCATCAGAGCCGTACTCCCGGAAAATCTTGTGGGTGCCGTCCCTCAATGCCTGCTCATCGTCGCTGATCTCATACCCCAGCGCCGTCAGCATTTCATAGGTGGCATCCAGTGTCGGATTTTCCCGATAAGAGTACACATATTTCTGGCGCTCAACATTCCAGTCCTTACTCCAGTAACCGCAATAGCTGCTGTCCATCGAAGAATAGGCAAGCGCCAGCAGCACCTTTTCCGGCATCGTGCCGTAGACCCCATCTTCATCCAGAATTTTGTACCAGTCCTTGCCGGAACTGTCCACAAATTCCTGCGACAGCTCCACACCGAGGATGTTTCCAATCAGCGTCAGGTCTAAATCAAAATTATCGTCTGCGGCACAGGCCATGTAGCGGGCAATGGCCGGGAATCCCTTTTTGCAATCGGTAGGAGCCAGTTCCACCACGAATTCACGGCGGAGGTTGAACATAAGTTCCGTGATGTTATGGAAACTTTCCCCAATCATGCGCTCTTCCTCGCGGGCTGCATCCCGCTTTGCCTTTTCGGCATCCTCTGCGGCCACATCACGGGTCTTGTACAAATCAATCTGCCCACTACTCACCTTGTAGAAATACTGGACATGATCTGCATCTTCCGGCACAACAACATCTTTGGTGATGTTCCACTTGCTGTACCCGGTAACGTGTTCGTGGGTCTGATAAGTAGCATTCGGGTCTTCGATTGCAAATTTCTTGAGGTCTGCAATCCATTCAGCCTTGCGGTGTTCCCACTTCTGATTTTCCAGAACTTCCTGCATCACCCGGCGGAAGTTCTGAGTGCCAAGAGCTTCCAGCGCCTTATTTTTGTCCTCAACGCTCTCAATCTTATCCAGCTCTGCGTAGTCCGAAAGAGTGGCGCCGCGAAGTTCTGCCCGGCGGAACGCATCCCGGTCAAGAGAAAGAAGCTTCACCCTGCGGCGGATGGTGGACTGGGAGAAGCCAGACTTGGATGCCACCTGCTCTACCGTGTCGCCCAGATCCAGCATCAGCTGGAAGCCCTGCGCCTGCTCATAGGTAGTCAGGTCACTACGCTGCATGTTCTCAATCATCATGGTTTGCAGCTGTTCCCTTTCGTCCATTTCCACGACCACGCAGGGCACTTCAAACAATCCTGCCTGTTGTGCGGCCGCGGCCCGGCGGTGGCCGATGATGATGGTGTAGTCCTCGCTGGACCACACAGCCTTGGGTGTCCAGGCTGCCGCTGCTGCTGCGGCATCCCCGCCCTCGTCAACGCACTTCGCAATGTACTCCCGGCTGTTGAGGTAGTGGCCGGGGATAACGGTCAGGTTCTGGAAGATGCCGTTCTCTTTGATGCTGGCGGCAAGTTCCGTCAAATCCCCCAGTTCCTTGCGGGGGTTGTCAGGGTGCGGATGCAGTCTCCTGCACGCAATGTTCGTGATCTCTGCCATGATTTATTTTCCTCCATGGTTTCAGAAAAATGTGAGCTGCCCGGTCTTGGTTTCGTTAAGAGGCTCGTTTTCCGGGGCTTTAGGCTCATTTTTGATAGATTTTTGCAAATTTGCGGGTTTAATATCGGTTTTTTCGATTTTTGCAGGTTCGCCTTTCGGCTCAAACAGCAGGTTCATCTGCGCTATCTGGCGGCGCATATACCACACATCGGTTGAGAAAAGCGGCATATACCAGATGCGGTTTTGTGGTCCTGCGGGCAGCAATCCGCGGCTGTCGTAGGCCGTTGCCGGGTTCACGAGTGTGTCACCGATGACTACATATCCAGCGCAGCCCATGAAGCTGCACTGGATGTAGCACATCAGCCCAACGATAAAGTCAATGTCTTGGGCTATGACAAGGACTTTGTTGTGGTAGCAGATATTCCGTCTTTTGCAGACGTTCAAAAAGGCAAGCAGCGTGGCGCCAGCTCCACAGGCCGGGTCAGATACCGAGATGAATCCCTCCATGTCCGGGTGCAGCTTCGGGTCGAACGTAATCTCGGCCATGCAGCGGCACACATCGTAGGGAGTGAAGAACTGCCCGGCGTGCGAGTTGCCCAACTCGCACATCATGTACAGCGAACCGAGGAAGTCTTGGTCAGGATTCTGCTCCATACCCATGATTACCTCGCCCAGCATTTCAGCCATGCCCTCCCGCTCCTTGGAGGAGTATTTGGAAATGATGGTCTGATACGTCTTGGTACGCTCCGGGGCATTTACCTTGTCGGTGCTGTTCGAGATCTCGATGGCCGTCAGAGTGACGAAGTCCTCCCAAATCTCCCAGCGGCTGTGCTTTCCAGTCAGGCTATTGAAGAGTTTGAGGAAGTTTTTCTGGTGGTCATCACGGATGCTGCGTGTCACTGCTGCCTTTGCCATGGATTATTCCTCCTCGCTGTCTGCCTTGGCGAGGTAGTAACGGCCATCGTAGAAGTCAATCACGCCGGCCGTTTCCAGTTCATCCAGCAGGGCGATGGCCTTTTCTGCGGTCACACCCATCTGCTGTTCCAGCAGGGCCTGCGTGATGCCGTCGTTCTGCCGGGCAATCTCGGTGGCCTGCGTCAGTTCGTCCGAGGTGGGATCGTTCTCCTCGTCATCCTCGATTTCTTCCAGCGGTTCGGCCTCCCCGGGGAGATTCGGGGAATCAGGCTCATTTCCCCGGGGCGCATCCTGCTGCCCACCGGATTCCGGGATGTCAGGCATCTTGTAGCCGAGGGCTGCCAGCTTGCCGCCCTCAACCAAATCCCGGAAGAAAAACTGGAGCCAGAGGTAGTGCATATTCTTGAAGATGTTCTTGATTTTGTTGAACAGGGTGTCGGAGATCGTGAATGTCTTGCTCATGCGGTAGGTCAGGTTTCCGTCCTTGACGGTGAACAAGATGGATGCGCCCGGCGAGATGTAGTTGTCCTCGGTCGCTTCTTCCAGCATCGACATCTGCTCACCAACGCCGCCCAGCGGACGGATAACCAGCTTGATGGGATATGCGTTCTTGATGAACACATAGCTCAGGTTGTTGGCCTCGCAGATGCCCTTGAGTTTTTCACGGTAGACTGCGAAACGTGCGGATTCAGACAGAGAATTATCCATGACGAAGCTCCTTTCAAGTAGCTTTTAAGTAGTCGAAAATTTATAGTCGTTCTCCCGGTTCTCGATGGCGGTCAGACCCAGTGCGTAGGCTGCCCACACATCAGCCTTGAAGCCATAGAAGAAATCCGGGGCTTTCTTTGTGCCCTTGCCGTTTTTCAGGTCGTGGGCTGCAAATCGGTCAATCAATGCCCGCCGGATGGCGGTGTCGTTGGCTCGGCTGTCGTGGCAAATGTGCTTTTTCTCCTCGATGCGGCACATCATCCGCACCGAGCACCGGGACGAAAGCACCTGATAGAACCGGCCGATCCAGACCGTGGTGTCGAAAACGTCCCGACCAACGGACATCCCGTAGGAGGCCACCATTTCGATGACCGCCCACCGCCATCCCTGCTTGGCAGCCGATTCCAGCTTTTTCAGCAGTTCTTCGTTGTCGATTTTTCCGAACTCCAGCGGTCGGAGCGTTTTCTGGTCAATTACGCAGTAGCCAGACTGCACATTGCCGGGGTCAATAGCGATGATGGGCATCACAGGTACGACCTCCCAAACTCCTGAATAAACCGGGCTTCCGGCCAGCCGTAGTGTTCCATAGCCTTTTTCTGCGCCCAGCACTTCAGCCGGAGATCAGCATCACGGTTGTTGTGGATGGCAGTCGGGCCGTTCTGATGGCACCACGGGCAAAGCGTCACCCACAGGCCCAAACGCTTGCTCTTTGCCCGGTAGGCACTCCCGAAGTACACCTCATGCCGCGCAGTACCATACCGCCCACAGATCAGGCAGACCGGCTTATCATGCAGGATGCTAGGCGCATAACCGTTGGAATCCAGCTTTTCGCCGTACTCATTCAGCGGCATCCGTCTCACCTCCCGTCACAATCCAGACCTTGTGAGAACCCCATCCAGACCACGAAATCGCTTCCGCATGGGTACCAACGGCCACATCTAAAGCATTTTCCTTGATGAGCGAGCCGGTATCCTGAACCACCCTCATCCCTACGCCCTCAATCAGAATGACCGTGCCATAGGGAAAGATGCTGGTGTCTGCGGCCACCGTCACGCCCGGCTGAACCTTGGCGCCGCTGGAAGTGATGCCCTGCCCCTCCCCGCAGATATGCGGGTATTCCTCGGAGCAGTAGGCTGTGCATTGAAACTCCCCCGCGTATGTAAGGGCAATGCTCTGATCTGCTGCAATGGTGTCCGTGAGCTGCTCAACCTCGGTCTGCAACTGCTCAATGGTTTCCTTGCGCTCCACGGCCTTGTTCATCCAGTTTTCTTCCCGGCTGGCGTAAATGTCCCTCTCCATGGTGAGTTCATCCACCCGGCGGGCATAGGCCGCGCTGGCAAGAGCGCTGCCGGTAAAAAGGCTGACTGCACAGGCCAGCGACACGATAGAACGAAACTGCATTTCAACCTCCAATCTGTGCTGCTGCGCCGCCGGGCAGTGCCGGGGGCATCCGATCCGCATCCTTGGCAGCATCCACTGCCTTGACAAAACCGGGCTTGACGTACTGCAAGAGATCCGCATTGGAGCGGTCAAGGGCATCCACCAGCCCCGCCGGGGAGCCAGCCCATTCCCGCACAGCGGCAGGCAAGGCACCGAAGATGCTCCTGTTCTCTGCCCGGAAGTCCTCTGCGGTCAGCTTCCCGGTGGCCGTCACCAGTCCGCCGTGGGTGGCATAGTACTGGTTCCGCTCAATCTTCCGGGCGGCAACGATGGCCTGCGTCCACAGGTCGTTTGCTGTAGGCTGACCGGCGCTCTGCAACTTGCGGATTTCTGCGCACCAGTCAACCAACAGCTGGTTCTGATACCGGCACACCGTCAGCGCTTTTGTCAAAGCCGCCGCGGCCACATCATCCGGGATGTCTTTGAGCGCGGCGGCGTAAATCTGCGACCGCGCCGTGCGCTCATCGGTAGAAAGCGGCCGGCCGAAATAGTTTTCAATCAGTGCCAGCGCATTCTTCAAACATTCAACTGTCATCCTAAACCTCCGAAAATTGCATCATAATCATCCTTGGCGGAGGGCTTTTGCTGTTGACCCGCCGGGGGATTGCGCCGCTCATCACGGGACTGCACATCGCCAATGGTTTTCACGCCCTCATTTTTCCATGCTTTCAGGATGCCGTTGACGTAGTTCCACTTGCGAATCCCGGCCAGTGCAGCCTTTTTGATAGCCAGCAGGATGAGGTCATCCGTGAAGATTTCCCGCCAGCCCATCAGGGCATCACTCGCCGCCGGGGGGAAGCTACCAATGTTGTCCTCGAAAGAGCGGATAATCTCAGACAGCCCAGCATCAACAGCCGTACTACCGTTATCTCTTACTCTTTCTCTGTTCTCTATCTCTTTATCTTTCTCTATCTCTTTCTCTGTAGGGACATTTTCCCCACCATCACTGGACACATTGTGTCCACTTGTGTGTCCAGTGTCGTGTCCCTCTTGTAGCTCCTTGTTCGCAGCATTACTACGAATTCTGCGATTTTTCGCCGCCCAGTCGGTTTCACTGCCAATCATGTTCTGATAATCAGAGATTGACAGTGTTCCGTCCGGGTTTTCAAAAATCAAGCCGATTTGTTTATAAACAGTCAGAGCCAGACGGACGGTTGACAGAGGGAACCATTTGCATTCCCTCTGAATCTTTTCGGCATCGTAGGGAATGAGCATTTCTCCGATTTTGGAAACCAAACAACCGTTTGTATTGATGGTCTTGAGACACAGCATTTGATAGAGAACAACATAGTTGGCACCGTCTGGCTGGCTCATAAGATAGTCAATTTCATCCGATGACATGAAACTATCTTTGAGCTTTATCCAGTAATACCGTTTACCAGTTGCCATCAATGAACCTCCTTAGAACGGCAGATCATCGGCATCGTCCAGAACCGAGAAATCATCGTCACTGCCCTGAGAAAAGCTCTGGCTGACCTGAACATTGCCGGGATGATCGGCCGCCCCCTGCCACTGCTGGCGCTGACTCTGGGTGGCGAAGCCCATCTGCTGGGGCTGCTGATTCTGATAGGGCGGCTGCTGGTAGCCCGGCGGCGGTGCCTCACCGCCATCATCCACTCGCTGCTCCGTTTTTGGGCCGCAAAAGTGAATCTTCTGGACCACAAACTCGGTGGCGGTGCGCTTCTGACCGTTCTTGTCTTCGTAGGAGCGGGTCTGGCACTGGCACTCCACAAGAGCCGTGCTGCCCTTTCGGAAATACTGGCAAACGAACTCTGCCGTTTTACGCCATGCCACGAAATTCAGCCAATCGGTAGCCCGCCGGCCATCCTGACCGACATTGTCCCGGTCAACGGCCATGCGAAAACTGGCAACTGTCAAGCCGCTCTGTGTGGTCCGCATTTCAGGATCAGCGGCGAAGCGGCCCTGAAATGTGCAATTATTCAGCATCGGTGTCCTCCTGCTTGGTAATCAGCTCCGGATGAACTGCAAGCATCAAATCCAGCACAAAGTTACCAATGTCATAAACGCTGCCGCCTGCACCCTTGTGATAAATGAGGCTGAGTTCGGCCTGCTTCTGGATCAGTTCCTTGTACTCCTCAACCGGGATAGCGATGGTCTGGACGTTCAAATCTTCCATAACTGGTTCCTTTCTTCTCGCATGATGCGGACCACCTTGCGGCACTGGTCCACATCGAACATTCCAATATGCGTAAATTCAATCGGGGTGCCCATCTTCTCGGACAGCCAGCGGTAGGCCTCATTCCGGCGGCCACGGTAGGGACCGTATTTCCAGAGCGGGTCAAATGCTGCATGAGCTGCCTTTTTCCAGTTGCGCAACTCCGAATTTGCCAAGCGGCCAAGGGGTTTGTCAGACCCCTTGTGTACGCCGACATAGGCACCGCAGCGAGGGCAGAGGTAAATCATGCCGAAGCTGTGGCCGTGGTAAACCACCGAACTGTCTACGAAGTCTGCGGGCGTTCCGCAGTAGTCGCAGATGACGATTCGGCCTTTCATCGTGACCATTCCTCCTTGTACCGGGCCAACTGCTCCGGGGTATCCGTCTCGATACCCAGAGCCTTGGCTTCATCAATCGCACCGTCAATCAGGTGTGAAAATTCTTTCGTGTCCATCTTGCTGGTGTCCTTGTAAACCAAGTAGCAGTTGAACCATTTTCCGTCCTCTTCCCGCACATCAAAGCAGCGGGTGTATTTGTAGAGGTCGTGAACATCCACGCTGACCGGAAGTTTGAAGCCCACGGTGCAGCCATCCTTATCTCTCGCAACCGTGCCGTAGGCCACAACCAGCCGCTCTTTCACAAGGTCGTCCGATTCGCCAGTTTCGGCGGCGATCTTGTTGACCAGAACATGGAAGTAGGCGTTTGCACTGTGGCTGCGCTTGTTGCGGTGCTTCTTGATTTCAATGTCCAGCAGCGGCTCCTGATTCAGCTTGTCCCACAGACTTCGGAAATCAGAATCAACTTCCAGCGTGATACGCTGCTTGCGGTTCAGGCTGAAGCTCATATCCACCAGCCGCCCGGTCATAAGGCTTTCCAGTGTTCTTTGAACACATCCATCAGACCGAAAGCATCCAGCCAGTCGAAAAAGTCCGCAATGATGGGGCAAATGTCAGGCGTTTCATCCCGGCGATAGCACTCTGTCCAGACATCCATGCCGTTGCTGACAAGGTAGGAGAACGTCTGGGCCTCCGGGATCAGCAGCATATAGGTAGGATGCTGGGTGCTGGAATAGAACTTTCCGCGCTCGTAGCCCTTGCTGAACTTGATGTCGTAGATGGTGCCGGCTTTCAGGGCATCGAGGCGACCATACAGAACCACATCCATGCCGCGTACCTGAATCTTCCGGCGGGCTTTGAACTGCAGTTGCCCGCCATTGACGATGGCAGCAATCTGCCCGGCAGCCCAGCTCCACGGATTGTTGGGGTCATCGTGGCCGTTGACAATGGCAGTCACGAGGTTCTCAAAGTCGATGCCGTTCTGCATGGCCTCTGTGCGAGGTGTAGGTTCACGTTTCAGAACCAGCATGAATTCCGCCAGAGGGTCGCCCTCGGTGGTCAAATCCTCGTAGGGATTCTCCCGGATAAGGTGCAGCCACGAGGACAGCAGCGAGTGAGTAATGAGGTATGCAGCCATTTACTGCGCCTCCTCTGCGGATTTGGGAACGTACTTGACCGCGTTGGAATCGAATGCCAGACCGAGGGCAGCGATTTTGGCTTTCCACATAGCGTTCAGTTCCCGGCTGGAAGTCAGGTGATGCTGCAAGCCCTTGAACGGCTGCATAGCGGCATTGGCGGTGTCTGCATCCTTGATGCCAGCAATGATTTTGCTGCCCTCCTGCATAACCTGTTCGTACGCCTCGTTCTCCTTGGCGTTTGCAGCTACTTCCTCGGCGGCCTTGCTGTTGTACTCCTCGAACAGCTTGGTCAGGAAGTCGTTCTGGCTGCCGGGAGTGAGGGCCGGAATCTTGTAGATGCCGTGGATGCCACGGGTGCCTTTGGCGAAATACTTCTCGCAGTTGGAGAAGCCAATGGTGCGGTCGTTGCCGTACATCTCCACGAAGCCGCCCAGATCCATAGGCTCCCAGACGTTGTTCTTGGTCTGACCCTCGACCTTGATGCGGAGGCGGGTGTTGTCGCCATCCTTTTCCTCGGTGGCGTGGAAAACGACCACGATGTTCTTCTTCAACTCATAGAAGCAGTAGTCCATCAGCCGAACGAACTCACGACCTACGAAGCCGTAACCTTTGAGGGACAGGCTGCCATCACGCTGGCCGTACTTGGGGTTCTGCTTGATAGCCCACAGGCCCATCAGGGAAATCAGCTTACCGGCGGTATCAAACACCAGCGTCTCAAAGTCGTTGAGGTTCTCCGGTTTCAGGTCGTTCAGGATCTCGTCATAGCTGCGGGGCTGGATGTACGGCATACGATACCGGGGCTCGATGCGGTCAATGCCGAAATCACAGTCGATGTGCAGCGGACGGGGTGCGGACAGGGCCAGAGTGGACTTGCCGATGCCGGGGTAGCCAGCAATCAGCATACGGATTTTCTTTGCGCCATCCTGAATGTCGTTGGGATTGCGAATCATAATGTTTACTCCTTTTCTCTTGGTGGGTTTACTTGTGGAACATAACGGTCTTGCCAGTGGTACGGTTCAGAAGAACCATGTGATCCGGGGCATCCCGGACGCAGAGGTACAGGCGGGAATCCCATCCCTGTGCAGAAAGGGCTTCTTTCTGCTTGCGGGTCAGCCTTTTGGGCCTGGCATTCATGTGTCTGTCGCTCATACGGTACTCACCTCCTCATTCCAGCGCTTCAACAGCGAGGGCTGCATGGTGATGATCTTGTAGCCGGTGGCTTCCAGTTCAGTGCTGCGGTCGTAGCTCTGCACGTCCTGCGCGTGCCGTGTGACAGCGTTTGCCAGACCATAGAGGGAAAGGTCACCACCCGCGATAAGATGCCCCAGAATGCCCTCGCTCTCGTTCTGGCGGATGTTGAACTCCTTGGCCGCAAGCTCAACCACCTTGGGAGCCGCCGCCGGGAGAATGGGCGCTTCCTTGGCATCCCGGAGTTTCTGCACCAGTGCATTGAACCGGGCTTCATCGACCGCCGCCCGAACGGTGTCCTCAATCTTCATCAGGAACGCCCGGTCATCGGCTTCGATGGTCTCATCCCGGAAAATCCCGAAATCGCCATCCACGCTTTCATTGATGCGGCCAACATGGCGCTTGCCAACACCCACATCCGCCACCATGCCATTGGTACAGACAAGACGGTAAATCAGCGGCTTCACGGAAACGCTGCCCATGCCGACCTCAGAATTGGAAATCAGGATGCCGGCCTGAACAATGTCACCCGGCACAACCTCGGTCTGGATTCGCTCATTGACAACCTTGATGTACATGCGGGTATCGGTCAGCTCACAGCTTTCAATGCGGGCACCCTGCATTTCAGAAATAATCGGCAGGACCGTCTGGGCAACCTCGTAGTTGTCGATGCGGCGGTAGCGGTCGGAGAGAATGGCGCGGGCGGTGCCGTCAAGGGTACGAACCATGCGGCGGGTGTCCGGGGACTGCTGGAACCAGCCATTGACGTTTGCCATCAGCAAGCCGGGGTTCTCTGCCCGCATCCGCTCGTAGTAGGGAGCCGGGATCTTCAGCTGCAATCCCAGCTGGCGGTGGGCATTTTCGTTCAGCTGGAACGGGGTGTTGCCGATCACGAGGTCAAAGTTCTCGTTGACGGCGGTCATCTGCATAGCGCCCGCCGTGGCAACGTAGTCCTTTTTGACCTTGGCCTGCCGGTCAAGTTCAATCGCCAGCTCCTGCAAACTTCTTCCGTATTTCATTGAAATCTCCTTTTCTTTCAGAAAAACAACCGGGACAAGCCCGAAATCACATAAACTTGCGGATCAGGTCACCTACCGCGGTATCACGGAGAACACGGCCGAACCATGCTCCCAAACCATCGAACACGCCCTTGCTGTCCAGCCAGATCAGCAGTGCCGCTCCAAAAGCGGTCAGCCAGAACTGGAATACCGGGACACGAGCCGCCGCCTGTTCGGGGGTGAGGTGGTACATGAACATCAGCAATTCCTGCATCTTTACTCCTCCCCGCCGCAATAGATCTTCTCGGCCTGTTCAACGCTGGTGTCATCGAATGCCCAGTGCAGTTCATGCAGCACCTTTTCGATGGTCTTTTCGTCAAGCCCGGCTCTCTGCATAGCCAGCAGGCAGTATCCGGTACAGGCCGCGTTGCTCCATGCGCCATTCAGCGCAAGTGCTTCAAACAAAGAAATCTGTTCCTCGTGGGTCATAGCTACAAACTTTCTCTTGTACTTGATTTCCAGCCGGAAATAAGTTACACTAAAAAACGATGATGCAGCCTTTCCTTGAAGCGGTTCGGCGCATCGCACCTTTCGGCATCGTCCTGCTGCAACGGGACGGTGCCTTTTTATTTGTCAAATCGGACCCGGATTGCCATGCGAAACGGCCTTATGCTTTTCCGAAGTCCTTTTTGTGCTCATTCCTGTGTGTGTAGATTCGTAAGCCTGCACTCCTGCCCACGGCACAAGCCGCGTTCTCTCGCCGACACTAACGAGTTCTCCAAACTCTCCGGCAGCCATCTTGCTGCGAATCGTGGCGCATGATACCCCGTACCGCTCTGCAAGCTCTTTTGCAGTGTACAGTTCTTTGTGTCCTGCGCTCAGGCGCTCAGTTAATTTATCAGCCAGAATGTCAAGCAGTCTATCAACCATTTCGTCCACCAAATTCACCTCCCTCACTTGTTGATGTGGCATCTTCAAAATCAAATCGTCCGCCGGGAGCGCTCAAACGCTTTGATGTCTTCAGCGCTGACCCTGTACTCCTTTCCGATTTTGATTGCACCGAGCTTCTTCTTACGAATCCACTCCCATACGGTAATGATCTGAACACCGTACCGTTCTGCTACATCCTTGCAGGTATACAGTTCCCCCATGAACGTCCTCCTTTCTTTGTATAGATTTATAGTTGTGTTTTGTTTGGTTTTGTGATATGATAATAGTGCAAATCAAACAAATCACAAAACCACCTGTCCATATCACACAAAGCAGTTTTGTTTGTTGTGTGTTTTGTGTGGTATGGCTATACTATACCACGCATTTTGTTTGGTGTCAACGGCACTTTGCGTGTTTTGTGTGGTTTTGTCTTTTATGCACAAAATCAGGCGGTGTAGTATGGATATATTGTTAGAAAGAATCATTGAGTGCATCGGGCCGCGGCACGGTGCTAAGAAAGAACTTGCGGAGCATCTTGGGATTCACCCCAACGTCATCACAAACTGGCTGAATGGGCGTAACAAATCCTATCGGCGCTATGTGAATGAAATTGCTGCTTTTTACGGTGTTTCCGTTGATTACCTCTTAGGGAATGCCGATTCAAAAGAAAAACAGCCTGACTCTCAAAATGAGAATCAGGCTGTCAAGGATGAACTGATTGCCTTTTATGGGGATGTAAAGGATGATCTTACCCCCGATGATATTGACGATCTTATGGTCGCTATGCGCGCAAAGGCCGAGCGGAACAAGAAAAAGAAATCAGGTGTGTAATGCATGAACACAGCCGTTTGCTGTATGTATGATGATCTGGAAGCTTTGAACGTAGACGTTGTGGATGTTAAACTCAAAAACAATTTCGCAATCGCGTTCTTTGACAATTTCCTTGTCATTGATCGCAGCAAATGCAAGACCGCCGCACAGGAACGCACTGTGCTGGCGCATGAAGCAGGGCATTACATGAGCGGTGCTTTTTACCGCGCTTATAGTCCATTTGAAGTCAAAGAACAGGCAGAGCATCGGGCATTTGCCGCATCTGTCGAAAAGTATCTCCCTGTCAACGAAATCCTGAATTGCTACAAGATGGGCATGACAGAAAATTGGGAGATTGCCGAATATTTCAACCTTGAAGAAGAATTTGTTGAAAAAGCAGTACATTATTGGACTGATTGCAAAGGCATAGATTTTAATTGTTTATAAAACGAAAAAACGCCCCCGGTGCTACCAACACCGAGAGCGTTCAAATAGATTGGCTTACTCAAAAAGAGCAGTCACAACCGACACTGTGATTATACCTCTTTTGGGTAGGCTTGTCAAAGTGTACCCAAAGGAGGTTATTTTATTATGGCAAGACTCAAAAAAAGAAAAGATGGCCGCTATCAACGCAAGGTGACATTGTCCAACGGAAAACAGAAATTTGTATACGGCAAAACGATTGCTGAAGTCAATGCCGCTGCAAATGCACTAATGAACCAAGATACCGCCGGGCTTGAAGTTGGAGATCACACATTGGTGGGCGAGTGGGCAAAAATTTGGTTGAAAAACTATAAATCCGATTTACGGGCCGCTACCATCAAAATGTACCGGGATAGCTATAATCTCCACATCATGGAACAGATCGGATACATGGAACTCCGAAACGTAAAACCAGTTCACATCCGACAGGTTATGGCCAGCGTTGCATCCAGATCGGAAAGCCTGCAGCGTAAAGTTCTTCTGACTATGCGCCAGCTTTTTGAGGAAGCACGTTTGAATCATCTGATTATTGATAATCCTACTGAGGGTATCAAAATCACCCCTCACGCTAAAGCGGAAAAGAAAAAGGCTCTGCTTCCCGATGAGGTCGATATTCTGATGAGTGTAGTCGTAGAACCACGCGCCCGCGTATTCTGCGCCCTCTGTCTGTACTGCGGGCTTCGTAAGGAAGAAGCGCTTGGATTGCAATGGTCGGACATTCAAAGCAGCTCTCTGACCATCCGGCGCGCTATGACCTTTCTGAACAATCAGCAAGACCCTGTAGATGATCTCAAAACAAAGGCCGCACACAGAGTCGTTCCTATCCCGGACAAGCTCAGATCCGTCTTGCTTGATACACCACACTTGAGCCGGTATATCGTCCCAGCCGCCGATGGCGGAGATATGACCCGCTCCGCATTCACCCGGTTGTGGAACTCTCACGTTGCGGCCCTTGTGCCGTTCTCCCTGCATCCCCACATGCTGCGGCACACCTACGCAACGACACTTTATCGTGCAGGGGTAGACTTACGAACGGCACAAAAACTAATGGGACACAGCAGCATTCAGGTCACCGCCGATATTTATACTCATCTGGAACAAGAAGATTCGCTCCATGTCGCCGATAAATTGAACGAGTATCTTTCCGGCAAATCGGAAAACTCCGCAAAAAGTAGTCAAAAGGTAGTCAAGCTCGCCATCTGACACAAAAAAGAAGCCACACAGCACGTTTTTCAACGCTACTGTGTGGCTTTTCTGGTGCACCTCCAGGGACTCGAACCCTGGGCCCACTGATTAAGAGTCAGTTGCTCTACCAACTGAGCTAGAGGTGCATATGGTGACCCGTACCGGAATCGAACCGATGTTAAAGGCGTGAGAGGCCTCTGTCTTAACCGCTTGACCAACGGGCCATATAAAAGTCGGCGACTACCTATTTTCACGCGCCGTTTCCAGCGAACTATCTTGGGCACG